ACCGCTCAGGCTCTTGGCCAGCAGGAGCTTGACGAGGCTGTTTTCCTAAAGGAAATCGACCACATCACCATCGCGCCGGGCGGACACATCACCTTCTGCTTCTACGATGGGCATGAGGTCAGCATGGACTACAGCACCAAGCGCAGAATGCCTGCATGGACAGAGGAACGGAAAAAGAAACAAGGCGAGGCCATCAAGGCCAGCTTCACCGAGGAGCGTCGCCGGAAAATGAGCGAGACCATGAAAAAGATAAGGAGTGAGAAATATTGGGCATCAACGAAGGCAAAAAGGTAAAGACGATCCCGGCCACGCTGACGCGCTTCACTGCTTCTCCCATCACGGAGCAGAAAAAGCGCCGGGTGGCTGGGTACGCCCGCGTCTCGACGGATCATGACGATCAGTTCACCAGCTACGAGGCGCAGATCGATTATTACACCAACTACATCAAGAGCCGGGACGACTGGGAGTTCGTGGACGTCTACACCGACGAAGGCATCACCGGAACCAGCACCAAGCGCCGTGAGGGCTTCAAAAGAATGGTCGCGGATGCGCTGGCCGGACGGATTGACCTGATCGTCACCAAGAGCGTCAGCCGCTTTGCCCGCAACACCGTGGATAGCCTGACTACCATCCGGAAGCTCAAGGAAAAAGGCGTCGAGTGCTATTTCGAGAAAGAGAACATCTGGACTTTCGACGGCAAGGGCGAGCTGCTCATTACGATCATGAGCTCGCTGGCGCAGGAGGAAAGCCGCAGCATTTCCGAGAACTGCACGTGGGGACAGAGAAAGCGATTTGCAGACGGCAAGGTCACGATCCCATTCAACCGGTTCCTCGGCTACGACAGAGGCGCAAACGGTGAGCTGGTGGTAAATCCGGAGCAGGCCAAGGTCGTCCGGAGCATTTACGATATGTTCCTACAGGGTACGACCTACCACGGCATCGCACAGAAGCTCACCGACGACGGGATCAAGACTCCGGGCGGCAAGGATAAGTGGAGCATTTCTACGGTCAAGAGCATCTTAAGCAACGAGAAGTACAAAGGCGATGCCCTGCTGCAGAAGTGCTTCACGGTCGATTACCTGACCAAAAAGCAAAAGAAGAACGAAGGCGAAATTCCGCAATACTATGTGGAAGGAAACCACGAGGCAATCATCCCGCCTGAAAAGTTCGACATGGTTCAGCGGGAAATGGCCAAGCGCGGCAAGGGCAAGAAATACCACAGCGGCGTTCATCCCTTCTCCAGCAAAATCCGATGCGGCCAGTGTGGAAGCTGGTACGGCTCAAAAGTCTGGCACTCGACCGACAAGTACCGACGGACGATCTGGCAATGCAATCACAAGTACGATGGCGGCAAGCACTGCTGCACTCCGCACCTGACGGACGAGCAGATTCAGGATGCCTTCCTGTCGGCGGCAAACCAGCTGCTGTCCACAAAGGATGCGGTCATCGCCAACGGGCGCGAGATGATGGCGCTCCTCTTTGACACCACAGAGCAGGAAGCCGAGCGCGACAAGCTGCTGGAAGAAGCGCAGGTTGTTTCCGATGCCGTCCAGCAGAACATCTACGAAAACGCCCACGTTGCTCTCGACCAGAAGGCCTACCAGAAAAAGTACGATGACCTGACCGCCCGGTACGAGTCGCTCAAGACCCGCATCGAGGATTTGAACGAACAGATCAACCAGACGCAGTCGCAAAAAGGCAGCGTCGAGGATTTCCTTGCCGTCTTTGAGAAACTGCCGGAAACCCTGACCGCGTTCTCCCTTGATAATTTCAATGCCCTGACGGATTACATCACGGTCAACGGCGAAGGCGACATCGACGTAACCTTCCGAAACGGCCAGACCATCAAGGCATAAGAAAAGCTCCTCACCACTGGATTTCTCCGGTGACGGGGAGCCTTTCACTGTTCACTTTTTCGGCTTGTACTTCGCGCTATATTTTCTCACATCATCATCGTCTGTAAGCCAGCCATATCTTTGAAGGAACTCCAACTTACGATCATCTGTATCATAATGCTCCTCTGTTCGTTTGCCCGGAATCCGCTCATTTTCTTTTCCATTAAAGAAACGAGTGGATTCTCCCTGACGATATGATACCGGTTCTCCATCTTTGATGTATTTGCCACAATACACATCTTTGTACCCGTGATAGACTTTCTCGTCTCCAACCATTCCGTCCAAGACACCACTTGCGAGTTTTGCCAGAAGTCCTTTTTCTTCGCTTGATCTTCTCATGCAGCTATGCCTCCCTTCGTATAACCGTCTACCAGCGTCTGACCCGGCTGTAGCACGATGCCCAACTTCTCTGCCTCCGCAAGCTTCTCTGCTGAAGCCTTCCAGCCCGGATGTAAATTACGAATATGGTCACTGACATCAAACGGATACTGAATGATCTTGCTCGAATCCACGAGTTCAACCACAGGGAGTTCCTTTACTTCTGCTACAGGAACGACAGGAACAGTCGGAGTAGCAACAGGGATTTCTCTGACCGGAGCGACTGGTTTCTTGATAGATGACTTCATCGTCTCCCATAACTCCATAAGCGCATCCTTGTTTTTTATTCCAAGAATTACCGCTATGATAACACCTGCACTTACTCCCGCGATGATGAGTTCCTTCTTATGCACCTTTACCCAAGCCACAAAACCTTTCTTTTCTTCATCCATGATAGAGTACCTCCTTCGGATGTTATTGATTGTTATGACTTAAGTATAACTGGTTTACGGGCATACGGAGTTCGCGATATGAGAACATCAGCCCCCTACCCCCAGAATGGATCGATAGAGGGCGGCTATTTATTTAGGCCGACAAACATGTATCACAGAATTTAAAAGCAATATCGTTCCCCAGTGTCATAAAGGAGAGCATCATCTGCATTCCAACAGCAGAATTCATTTCGTAGGATAAATCTGTATCGACCATTCCTACGACATAGCGTAGAGCAAGATAATAATCCGCTAAATCCGACCACTCCTGTTCTGACTTCAATGCCTTCAAGGTAGCGGTTATTATTTCATTAAAATCGGATACGAAACTCACTCGCTTTTCCTTTATAGCTGTACTTTCTGTATCCCGAAGCTTCATATAATCTTTAAATGTCAGTTTCTTCGATAGCATTTTATTCTGCAAAGACAACATTTGTTCCGTATCATACATTTGCGTCCACCAGATAAAAATACTCCACATCAAATTGGCAACGGATTCAGGAGACTCGGATTCATCAGCTGCATTTAGGAAGGATTCAAAAATCCTAACAATAACATTACCTGATAGCGTTTCTGCCCTTGAAAAGCTCTCAAGCATACTTTGTGAAAGCTCGTATCCCTTTCGGAAATTATCATTCTTCATAGCCTCATCCGAAGAATATAGTGGCAGAATTATCCTGATCAGCTGGATCATCCCAGACAGGGAATTCAGGTCAAGAGTTAAGTCGCCCAAGTCCGTCAGGTCAGAATTTAAGAGTTCATCGGTAGTTTTGTTATAGTGCGCTCCGATAGTTTGTAGCGTTTGCAAATCTGGCTTTCTCACACCGCGCTCATATCCCGCTACAGTTGATTTCGCACAGTGAATTGCTTCCCCCAGTTCTTCCAGTGTTTCGGCATGCATTTCTCGCAAATGCTTTATATTACGACCGAGTTGATTATCGTCCACAAAAATCCCTCCTCACTTGTATGTTTTTCCATCTGCTTGAAACTTCGCCAACGTCTCCAATATGTGCTTTCCGATAGCTTCCGGATCATAATCGAATCCGGCACAGATAAGCCGCAGGCCATCCGGCGTCAACATCTGTCCGTGATCGCGAGCGTAGCACAGACGCTGGTATTCTTCGTATTGTTTATTCGTAAGTTTGTACATCAGCATTCCTCCATATACAAAACGAGCCGGGACTGTGCCCGACCGAAACCCCTGACCAAAACGAAACCCCTAAGTCAAAACCGAAACCCCTACGGTCAGGCAACCTTAAATTGTATTAAATACGGCGTCTTAATTTCAGGAACATTATTCTTTTGAGGACCTCAGGAAGATCATCCGGATTCTCCGGGATCCGGAGAACGGCTGCCCGTGGGACAAAGTGCAGACGCATGATTCGCTCCGCGAATGCTTTCAGAA